GCCACGGTATTTCCAGTGCGAGAGACATTAATGGTGCCAATATTCCCATCATTGTCGATTGTTCCGTATTCGCTGACATTTACATTTGTACCGTCAACGAGAATTGTTAGTTCGGTTGCATAGAACTTGTTGTCCCCTGCAGAGGTCTTTGATATTGAAACAATATACTTGACCATTCGCCAAACTGTAGCGTCAAAGTTATCAATAACAGTTACGTTCTCAATACCATTGATTGTGTTTTCATTGTTACCTGCTGAGCCAAGGTCTGTTGCCTGTGCTGAAACGGTATCGATTAAATCTTCATAGTTTTCTTGAGTTGGTCTATCGCCTGTTTGAAATAGACTTTTAACTGCTGGAATGGATACTTTAGCCATGCCGTAATTATATCATCCCTTTTAATAATACTATTAGAGAATGTAGTTGCTGTAGCCAATAACTTGCAAAGGAATTGCTGGTGTATTTCCCAAACCAATAGCCACAATTTGAATGGCTGTAAACTTAACTCTAAAAGGCAAAACCTCAGTTATAACTGTTTTTCTTGTAAAGTCTTTTATCTTGACTTCTGAATAATCTATTGGAAAGATTCGCTCTGTCTTGTTTTGTAGGTCATCAAGTATTACTGATGTTGCCATTAATCTGTTACATCTTCAAGAATTCTCATGCTACCCTGAGCAACTGTCCAAACTCTTGTTGGGTCTGAGACTTGAATATCAAAGATGTCTCCTGTTTGTAAGACATTAGATTCTTCTGCTGTAAGCCAAACTGTAAACTCTCCAACAAGGTCGTCTTCATCTGCAACTGGATGTAAAGCCATTATTGTTGTAGCATTATCTGTAATAACTCCAGGAGTTGAAGTGGGTCTTTTAATCTTCATTGCAATATCCCATTCAGATCCAGGACCTTTTAAAATCAAAGGCTCTTTGGCATCGTCTGTTACATAAACCTTAAAACCAGACGTATCTCCACGGACTACAGTCCAAATAACTGTTGGTGGTGGATTACCTATATTATATAATGATTGAGATCCTCTTAAAGTTGCCATTTGTTTATTATATCACGACAAACCGTCTCTGAGTGCTCCCCAGGTACCGTTGCCTTTTGCCTCTACTATTGCTATTCCGTTTACATTATTTGCATAAGCACAAATTCCAACTGCTGCTGCATTTCCTGTTGGCCTAACATTTACTAATCCACCAGATGGTCCAACATACAATATATCTCCATTTGCAAAACTTCCAGTATTTAGTCCATCCATAACTCCAGCAACAACTACAATATCGCTTGAGTTATCTGTTGATTTTCTAAACAAACCTAATATCGGAGATGTTGTCGATGGTAATGCTTTTGCTACAAGGGTTTTGCCTTCTAATCTTCCTATTGCATAAACTGGAACTCCAGTATCTATTTGGACTCCACCAGTTGTAACATCAAGTTGAAAATATGATACACCGTACGCTGGAAGTATTGCATCAAGAGATTCTGCTAGTTTTTTAAAGTCTCCATGTACATTCACAGGGGAGTTTTCAAGGGGATACTTAACTCCCGTGGCTGAAAAATCGTATGTGCTCATAATAAAATAATTATACACCCAGATTTGACTTTTGGCTCAAAATTATGTTATACTTGTCAGTAGACACCTACCAAGGTGTTATTGTTTTCTAAGGAGGAAACTATGATTAAATTTATCGAAAGAAACAAAGAGATCATTAGCACACTCAGTATCGTGGCACTTGTCAGCGTATTTTCTAACACTGCTAATGCTACGCCAGAACTAGATACTAAGAATAATCTTAGCCTGGAACAGGCTCAGTCATCGGAAACCGCCTCGAAAGAGGTTTTTTTGGTTTCTAAGGAAGAAATGTTAGAGAGGTATGCAAATAAGACATCTCTTACAGATTTAGAGTTAAAGAAAATGCTATCCCTTGTTGGCTTCAAAGGACAGAACCTTGTTGAGGCTTGGGCGGTAGCAAAGAAAGAGTCTAATGGTCGCCCATTGGCTTTTAACGGAAATGAAAGTACTGGAGACTCCTCATACGGAATATTTCAGATTAATATGATTGATTCTCTTGGACCTGATCGTAGAGACAAGTTTGAGTTATCGTCAAATGCTGAACTTTTTAACCCAGTACTAAATGCACAGATTGCATACCACATGAGCAAAGGTGGAGAAAACTGGATTGCTTGGAAGGGCATGACTCCAAGGACTAAGTTCTGGATGAGCAAGTTTCCTAAGTAATTAAAGACTACAGGAGGCCATCTTTTATAAGGTGGCCTTTTTTAGTTTTTGTATATAGGTTTGATATAGTCTTTAGACTCAAAATCAAGCCCCATTTCAATTTGCAAGTCTCTATATTCTTTCATATGATCTTGCAGTCCGTATATACCTAAATCTTCTCCATGAAAAATTTTATTTAATCTAATTCTTGCAGTTTTGTCTCTTAGGGCCCAATCAGGATTGTCTCTCCAATGAAAGCCTCCTCTTTTGCCATTGTCTCTATCGTAGTTTGTATATATTGCATTTATTGCTGGAGCAACTAAATTAACTCCACGAACACATAAACGAATTCCAAGACTTATTTCTTCTCCAAGAAAATATAAATATGGATCATAAGGTGCTTTCATAAATGCTTTTACTGAGCCAAAAGCAAAATTTGCAGCAAAGCCATAAACCTTATCTCCATATTCAAGGTCTTCTATGTCTTTCCATCTTAAAAGATAAACATACTCAGTTTCATCCCAAACAGCATCTACTCTGTACAATGATTCATTTTCTATATTAATAAGATCTTTTGAGTTTCCGTTCTCGTCCCACTCTTTTGTAAATCCATGAGGATACTTTGTAAATATGTATTCCTCACCCCACTTTACTGAACACTTAATGTATTCTGAAATTAACATTTCGTCCCAGTCTTGTTTTGCTCTTGAGTGAGAGTCTGTATGAAGAAAGTACTTATACTTTTCTGATAAAAGAGAGTTTGCAAGATGTCTTCCAGAACATGCTCCATCTGCTAATCTATAGTCAATTTGCTGATAAGAAATTTGCTCAGAAGGAATAAAAGAAAAGTTAAAGTCTATTTCTTCTCCTTCGTGTGAGACTAAAGAGAAAAATAGTCTGTCTTTATGCTTTGCTTTTTCATAAAAACTTCTAACTGTATTAATTAAATCTGGATCTCTATATCCAGCAAGACTTACAAAAATTTTATCCATATTATATTCTACCATTCTATTTCATCCATGAAACTACTGCATATCTTGTTCCTTCAAGCACGGGACTAACAGAGTGATTATAAACATACGTAGAAGGAAATATAATCATCTGGTTTGCCTTTGGCTTAAATGTGATATTAAATCTGGGGAAACTAATCTCTCCCCCAGAATAGTTATCGTTTATGTAATATACCGTCGAAATTCTTCTATGATAGTCTGGATGGTCGTCAATGTGATTAGTAAATTTTTGACCTACTCCATACTTTAAAATTCCATAAGAATCGTGCCATGTAGTATAAATACCAAAGGATGCTTGATAATCTTTTTCAATTTTATCAAAATTTTCAAAAAACATATTGTTTAGTGTTGAATTAAAAGCAGAAGGGAAATTGGTAAAATCATCTAATATTTTTCCAGAATAAGGAATTCCTAATGTGCTTGTATCTCTTGTATTAGTATTTACTTTTGAGTTATCGCCTTCTTTTACTGATGCTGGTATCCATTCTTTTCCTGATGAAACAACTCCTTCTTCAATATCAGATGCCAGATTTTCACTATTTGGAATTACGTTACTATAAACAACTATTCCTGGGGCTATTTCTTCTTTTAACATTTTACCATTTTCCTAATGGACATGTTGCTAACTTTAACTTAGTTTTTGCAGCCATAAAACATCCACACTGTTTGCATTGTTTTGTTAGTTTAATAAGTTCTGGACAAGCCTGACAAATACTATATCTTTCTTTTGACAAAGACTCATCTGCCCATTCAGTACTGGGGTTTAAAAGATCCCACGGTCTTGTTTCTCCAAGACTTTCTTTATATTTTTCCCAAGCAGATTTTTCTGACATTTTTTCTTCTTTCTATTACCAATTACTTAAAGTATATCATATTGAATTACTAAATAATATTATGTACAATTTGGTGGTGTTGAAGATGATCCACCAGTAAACGATGATCCCATTGCGCTACATTGAGCAGTAAGGTCTGCAGCAGATGGTCCGCTAACTAAAGTTCCGTCACCACAGCATCCGTAAACAGTTGTTGGTTCTGCTTCTGTAGGTGTAGGTGTTGGTGTTGGTTCAGGAGTTGCTGGGAAGAACGGTGGGAAGAATGGGAAGAATGGGAAGAACGGGAAGAATGGTGGGAAGAACGGGAAGAATGGGAAGTAAGGGAAGAACGGTGGGAAGAACGGGAAGAACGGGAAGAATGGCGGAGCAGTGCTTGTCGGTGTTGGAGTAGGCGTTGGCGTTGGGGTAGGTGTTGGTGTTGGTGTTGGAGTACAGTTTGGAAGTGCTGGTGCAGATCCTTCCTGGTATGTAACATTTGTTGCGTCATATTGATTTTGTACAAATGATTGAATGTCTCCAAGTGTTGGGTATTCAGATCCTCCAATAGAAATTGCTTCTCCTCCAGCGCAGAAAGATGCAAAGAATCCGCCTGTTGGTGTTGGTGTAGGTGTTGGTGTTGGTGTTGGTGTTGGTGTTGGTGTTGGTGTTGGTGTAGGCGTTGGTGTTGGTGTAGGTGTTGGTGTAGGTGTTGGGGTTGGTGTTGGGGTTGGTGTTGGTGTTGGAGTACAGTTTGGAAGTGCTGGTGCAGATCCTTCTTGGTAAGTAACATTGCTTATTGAAATATATTGTCCAGCAATCCAGTTCTGAAGTTCACCAAGGGTTTCATACTCGCTTCCACCTTCTGTAACTGCTAAGCCGTCAGCACAGAATGTTGCAAAGAATCCGCCAGATGGAGTGGGTGTTGGTGTTGGTGTTGGGGTTGGTGTTGGGGTTGGTGTTGGTGTTGGTGTAGGTGTTGGCGTTGGAGTAGGTGTTGGTGTTGGTGTTGGTGCTGTACAGTTAGTTGGTAATGCAGGCATTGAAACTATTGAACAAGAGAAGTCTGTTCCACCTCCTGCTGGGAATCCAGCAACTACAGCAGCGTATGAAGCACAAGCAGTGTTTATGTTTGTTGATACATTGTTGTTTTCGTCAACAAAGAATGTGTCTGAGGTTGGTACTCCTTGATAACAATAAGTTATATATACATTTCCTGTTGTAGGACTTGGTGTAGGCGTTGGTGTTGGTGTTGGTGTTGGTGTTGGTGTTGGTGTTGGTGTTGGTGTTGGTGTTGGTGTTGGTGTTGGTGTTGGTGTTGGTGTTGGAGGGAAAGATGGTGGAGTTGGATCAAAGAATGGGAATGATGGTGGTGTAGGGTCTGTTGGAGTAGGTGTTGGAGTAGGTGTAGGAGTAGGTGTTGGAGTAGGTGTAGGGGATGGAGAGGGTGTTGGTGTTACTGTATTAAGTAAGTTTCCAAAAAAAAACCATGTATTGGTGTCTATTTTAACTAAAGTACCTTTTGAATATTGTCCGTCTAAAGATTTTATACTAGACTTACTGTTAATTGAAACAGCACCACTACCTTCAGACACTGTTACTGAACCAGTTCCTGTTTGAATTATATCAATAGAATATCCTACTGGAATTTCTACTAAAGCATTTTCTGGAAGTGTTACAGTAATTGGATTAGAAGAATACAAAATAGCAGTTTTGCCAACATCTTCTGGGGACAATGAAAAATTTGATGTTTTTGTTATGACCGTTCCAGTGTTTGCAATTTTTGGTTCAAGATCAAATCTTGTATCAACAGAATTCCAGTCAATTCCGATACCAGCAAGTTCTGGATATCCTCCAGTAGCCCCTTCTATTGCATTTTCAACATATGCAGTTGTTGCTAAAAGTGATGTATCGTCTATCCCGTGAACATTTTGTGTTAGTGCAGCGTGTGTAGAATCTGCATTGGCTAAACTTTTAAGGTGTCCTGCTACAGACTTTGTATTTATACCGTTTGTTGTTCCAAGATTGTTATCTGTTGGGATTACTGTTGATCCATAGTGATAAAGTCTTAAGGCTTCCTGAATATCTGCTGCATCTTCATAGCCAGGTATCTTGGTTGGGTATAACCCAGAGCCATTTTCCGTATCATCAATAAATTCAGCAGCCATCACATATCACCATCTTAGATTATACCACCGTAATTAGGAAATGAACATATGCTGTTTCATTTAATCCAGTCCACTCCCCTCCAGAAAACTCAACGGCACGAATATTGATTGGAAGTATTACATCACCAGTACCAGCCTGAATTGTTATTGGATTTATAGATATTGAGTGTGCGATAGGATTTTCGGGGTGAGAAAAGGTGCATTGAATATTAAAATTTTGTTCTGTTAGACCACTAATAAGACTCATAGGAACAATGTTTGATACTTTAAAATCTACAGGGTCAGTAGCCTGTCCATTTGTAAAAGAAACTTGTCTAATTACGCTAAACTTATCTGTCATCAATTTAGAAGTTTGCACCCAAGTGTTAACCCCAGCATTATTTACATACTGATATAAAACAAGATAGTCTTCATCTGTTGCTTGTACGTTTATATATAGATCAAGTAGTTGTAATGTAACAGAATGTGATATTGTATTTGGATCTCCATATCCTACAAGAAAAAGATTTCCTCTATCTCCTTGTGGACCAAAATCTACATTTACTTGAACATCAGTTGTGCCACCAATTACCTTAACATCATCGGGTGATACAAATATGTTTGTCATACTGCAGTCCACTTAGGATAAAGTTTTACGTCTGCACTAATATTTAGAATTGTAGATCCTACTGCGTAATTAACTCCAAGTCCATCTGCTGCTGTGTTCCAGCCAGAAAATGTAAAACCTTCTCTTACAAGAGTTCCATTATTTGCAACAACTGGATCTTGGTTTGTAACGTACTTATTTTGATCGGTTGGAACTGCTCCTCCAGTTGCATTAGTATTATGATATATAACACGATATGTAGGAATTGCTCTACTTGGATTTCCAATATCTTGAGTTATGTCATCTGTCACTGAAATTGATCCAGTTAAAAGTGTAATAACTTTATCATATGTTCCTGATCCTTGAGAATAAATTTGAACATCATAAACATATGTGGTGGACGAGTTCATTAGCGCTCCATTTTCAGGGGTAATTGCACAGGTAATATAGGTTCCGCTACCATCAATTGAGGCATGTCCAAAAAGTGTTGTTGTTGGGTCTTCTCCACGCTCTGTAGCAATTGTAAATGTTGCATTACTATAGTCATTTAGACTAAAAATAGATCCATCAGTCTTTTGAGGGTAGATTTTAAACTCATAGGTGTCACCCTTGTAGTAATTTATATTAAGTTCGCCTGGAAATGCCATGATTTTATTATACCACGCTGACGTAGACAGAATTAAGAATTACAGATGCATCAAAATCTGTTCTAATCTGTGGAACTGCTCCATTGCCCCACATAGCCTTATCTTCGATAAAGATATTCTGAGTAACTGAAAGATTATAAACATTTTGGTACTTTAACGAACCTACAAATTGGACAAACTCCTGATCCTTGCTTGCAAAGTATGTCCTTAGCCAAACCTCAGTATTGGCGGTATATGTAGTTAGTTCAAAGTTGTATGTTACGAATATTTGGGAGCCTTCTTTTATACCGTGGAAGTTTAGGGCTCTCTGGTGACTATTCCAAAGGCTGGTACAACCTTTAGGAAGGTATATCTCATTTTGCTCTTTGTCTTTTGTATCTAATAAAAGTGTTACCCAGCCATCATTTCCTTGAGACACTCCAAGTTTTGTTGGTTTGTCAATAGTATTATTGTATGAAGCCCAACCTGCTTGCTGTCCTGAAGATGATAAAGAACTTATCCCGTCTTTACCTGCTGGACCTTTATCACCCTTTGGACCTGGCTTTCCTTCTTGGCCTTGAGGTCCTTCTTTTCCATCTTTGCCATCTCTACCGTCTCTTCCTGCTGGCCCTTGTGGTCCCATTGGGCCAGGGACTGGAAGAAATGAAAGTGAATTATCTGCAGTAGGAGATGCCTGACTTTGTTCTACTTGTGCAGCATAAGATGATTTCTTTGCACCTGGAAAATCCATAGATTTAGAAGCAGCCATAAGGACATTATCTCATAACTATTTGTTTACTTTAAATATTTTATTCTTGATTTTAATTATTGATGGCAACTCAGGTCTTGGAGTTGTAACTTTTACTACTGCCATTATAGGCTACCCGTAATATCTCCTATTACAGAGATAGTTCCAATCAAAGGTGTCCAAACTGTGTCTTCATCAATAGTAACCTGAAGATCAAATGTTAACTCTGTTACAACTGATTTAAATCCAGTACCCCAAAATTGAGTCAGAGATGCTGGAGCCATAATATCTACATATCCTTCTCCTGCTGTAACTTCTAAGGCATCAAGAACATCAGACTGAGGATCATAGGAAGTGGCCTCAAATGTCCAATCAGAGGTATCAAAATATGTTGTTTCATCGTCTTCTAAAAATTCAACTCTAAGCGGAGAGGTATCTCCTCTAACTATATTCCATTTAATTCGAGCAGGATCTGCTCCAAATATCTCAGGTGAACAAAGACTCATATTGAGATTATACCATAAAAAATGACTAGTACTCAGGCTGGTGGGTATGAGAGACAAACCAGAGTACTAGTCAATATAAAGTATATCATATCAGGACAATCTGGACATTGATATTAAAAGTTATCAAATCGTTATTGTCTGTAATGTCCGTTTTGTATTGTTTTGTAGTAAATCATCAGAAATGGGTATGGTGTATACTTAAAATATATAAGAAAAAAGAACTATCTTTAAGGTTTGTTTTTAAAAGATATATTATATATAGTATATAGGAAATTACTTATTGCTTTTAGCAATATGCTCAATTAATATTTTATACATTTCATCAAGTTTCTTTTCTTGTCTATCTCGTGACATTATAGAGTCAACTCTTTGACATTCAACAGCATCTTCAAGTCTATTGATTTGGTCTTTTAGTGATGATCCACCATTGGTTTTAAGTTCGCTTAGATAATGTTTTACAAGCCACTTGATTGCAAGACCGAGAGATGATACAATTGTAAGTATTGCTACGATTAACGAAGCCCAGTCCTGGATTGTCATAACTAGATTATTATAAGGGGTATTTTAATAAAATGAAAACAGACATACTTGACACGTTAGAGTATTCCAAGAATTTGATTATATCTCCTGACATGGATGGTTTTATGACCGCAAAATTATTAGAGCGTTTTAACGGTTCGAAAATAGTGGGTTCATATGACAAAAATATTTTATGTCTCGCCGACGGGATCAATCCAGAAGAATGCTTGTTCGTCGATTGTGATATGAATAGACAAGAGTACGTATCTCTCGGAAATCATATGCGCCTACTTGATGACAATATGTCAGTCGAGTCGTTTAATCCAAATGTTCATTTCGGCGTGACGACATATACTGACAAGTTCCCATATGCAACCGCTTTTTTGATTTCGTTCGCAACAGAGGTTGATCTTTCCGAACAAGACCTTATACGCATGGCTTTCGCTGACTCAACTCTAAAGAACATGGAGAAGTACAGCGATAACATGCGAAATTGGTCTACACGGATGAATCATCCTGCAGTAAAGTACATAACAGACAATTCGGACATTGCAAGGGATAACGATAGAGATGCAAGGTTTGAATATGTAGACCAAGCATTTGTATCTAAAAGATACGGCAAGGAAAGATACCTGGATACCCTAAATAATGCCCTAGCAGGCCAGCAGATGAGTTTTGAGCCACTAGTCCAGGGTATGAAGTACATGTGCGACAAAGTTGGTATCAATACCGTCATAAGGTATAATAGAGATATAGTGTCATATGCAGAGATATTCGGAGGCGAGTATTCGGTTACATATGATCAAGAGGTGGAATGGAAGTGAGTGATGATGTTAAGTTTACGGACTTATTTGATCCTAATCAACCAAGATCAAATCGTGAACTCATTGAGTCCCGCCTCAAAATATGCAATGAATGTGAGTGGTTTAAAAAATCACTACAAAAATGTAGAAAGTGTGGTTGTTTTATGAAATTGAAAACCACATTACAAGAAGCAAAATGTCCAATAGAGAGATGGTAAAAGAAAATGAATAAAGACGAAGTAATCAAGATTATGCTCGATAGCATTAACTCAGATAATCTTGCAATGTGCTTGCAAAATGGAATGAGCGAAGAAGATGCTAATAAGCAGATCGAACAAAGCCAGCCAAGTTTGGTATTCCTGTTTGGTAATATCTACGATAAGTTAAAGGCTGCATCTGTAATTGCCTAAGTACCACTACAGACCTATCCTTGAGAAGGTCAAAGAAACTTATCTGGAAAATGCAAAGACAGAGTACAGACCTGGCGTTGATATTGAGTCTGCAGTAAGCCTTGTTGTAGAAGCAGACTCCAAAGAAAAGGCTCAGCAAGTTTGTTATGGATTTATTGATGTCAGAATGTGGGAGTTAGTCGATGAAGATAAACAGGATCTCTCCTGATATTTATGAGATTGAAGATTTCATAACATTAGAGCAGCAAAAAAAGGTTTTAGAGTATTGCACAAATCTTGATGAAAAAGAATGGTGGCAATCTCATAATGAAGACTATAAAAGAGGTTTCTTTTATGGAAGACAAAAACTTGGACAACTGCCAGATGTTTTTTCCGAAATAGATGAAAACATTTCAAACCTATTTTCAGGAATGTTGATAAAGCATCCTGTCACGCTTCAAAGACACAAAGACAATAGACCAATGGCTGTTCATAAGGATTATCACACATACGACCCACAGTCTTATGTTAGGTTTGGTGTAGTTGTATATTATAATGACGACTATGTGGGAGGGGAACTTTCTTACCCATCCCTGGAAATTTCTCACAAACCAAAAGCAAGGTCTTTGGTTCTGCATGGTGGAAACATTCGTCATGGGACTAAGCCTGTAACAGATGGACCTAATAGATATTTTTCTACAACGTTTATTAGAGGTTCGGTTGACAAACCAGTTATATTAAATAAAGATTTGTTTGGCGATGTAGAACAATCAGATGGATCTGCTTATCCTTAATTACTCTGATTTGCAAGAACAGTTGGTGCAGCATGCTTCTTCAAATAGTTTTACAGTCAAAGAATCATAGACGGCTGGACCTTTTGTCCATGCACCAGTTGATCTTCCCATATTGTCTGTTTCTGGCATTGGCTTAGATTCAAATTCAGGAGCCTTTGGCTCTTCCTGAAAATCTATATCCCATGCATTTTCAAAATTTTCTAGTATTCCCATTTTTGACCTTCTTTCGCATTTGTAGATTTAATTAATAGATACTCATTATAACATTCTTTAACAATGTCAAAATTTAGTTCTTGTATTAGATTATCCATTAATATTCTTTGTGCTGTCTTTTCTCTAGGCATATGTCCATCATGCTTAGACATAAGGGTTTCAACAATTGTTTCTCCATGTCGATTTACCCTGGTTTTTTCTGTATTTGCCATTTGATGTTTTACATATTCATAGACTTGTTCATTTGTCAAACCATGGTTTTCTTTTATTTTAAAATCAAAAAATAGCGCTATGTCTTTTATAGTTCCAATTGGGTCTGTCATCATATCTTCAGATTTGCCTATGTATAGGTTAGATACATTTTTCTTTGCTTCTTTAATTGCCGTCAAATATTCTCTAGCACAACTTTCTATGTTGTTTTTTAATTCACTAAGATCATCAAAGCCTGTATCCCAATCGACTCTTGCTTTAACTACCGTCGATGGAATTGCTTCGTATGGGTTTCTGAAAAATGCTGCTTGCTTTTGAGATGTATCTGAATATTTTTCTATTTTAAGACATTTAGTTACTGGGCCACCTATAAACATTGAAAATAAGTATGTCAAAAATACATTACCAGATCTTGGTGGTGAGTTAAATAGGAATAGGTCGTTCACTAGGAAAGCCTAGTACTCTTCAGGTGGTACTGAACTATGAGCAACCTTGCATGTGCAACCAGCACAGCAGTTATCGCCTTCATAGCCATATTCGTCTAATTCTTCAGTCATGAATTTATTATAGCACAATTCTGAAAAATTTTATAAAACCCAAATAGCCTAAAATCTGAATATTTTGTTCAGATGTATGATACGTGTTTATATAAATACTATCACAAAAATATAGTGAGCACATAATCCGACACGCCAATGCCTAGGCAAAGTTATCCACAGGCTAAGTGAGTAGTGCCTGTGTTGTAAATCACATAAAATAGTTTCACGACACGCCCACTATACGCCGCAATTTGTCAGTCCCCCCTGCTATACTTGCAACATAACGAAAACAAGAAAGGTCACCCCCCTACATGGACACTTATAATAGAATACTAAAAGAACAACAAGAACGCCGTGCTGCCCAGTCAATAAAAGACAAGGCTATGGTAGAGGCTATGTTCTCTAACAATCCTCGCCCCCTAAATAACGAATACCTATTAGCGAAAGAAGAAAACTAATGAATCCATTTACTATGTTTATTGATTGGGTAGAAGACTATCCAGCAGCAGGACTAATCAGCGCATTCACTGCGGTTGCATTGTGTGTTGTGTTAGGTATTGCACTTAGTTAATTGTTAGTAGTTTTGCAGATCCCCTGCAAAATTGCCTAGGCGATTTTTTGTCAAGTCGACACGCTGATAGAAATGGTCATTGTTATTTATGACCATACAAATGTGACCTTTATCACTTGTGATACACCTCACAATGTCCGAATTGATACCATTTTGGACTTGCGATTTGTCAGACCCTCATGCTACACTTACAGTATAAGAAAAAATGTGGTAAAGAAATCCACTATGAAAGGTAGGTCAAAATGACTACACTAAACACACTATGTAAAGACCATAACCCTATGGTTTCCGCTATCTCCGAAATCGGTGATAATCAATTTACTTTCTGCCAAGATTGTGAACAAAACATTGAGCGTTACTACTATGATAGTGACCCTGAGCAATTCCCTATGTGGACAGATTGGTATGTGACTAAATGAATAACACTAATCAATTCTTAGATACCATGCAATTTATAGATGAGCAAGGCTTATGCGCTATGGATAACATTTGCGCTTTTTGCATAACACTATTTGACGGGTGGAATAGATTTTGCCCAAGATGTAAAGACTATAAGGGCGTTATGCCTCTTACCGATTTTATCAATACCTATGGAAAGGAAGGACTTAGAAAATGAGTACCTTTGTTAATCTCCCCTCAGTTTGTGGGGCAACATCAGCAAGCGTTGATGTCTATGATGTAGACCTTAACCCTCATGGGGTTATCTGTTGCGATAACTGCAAATCTATCGTGTTATGCCGTAAGGCTTGGGACTTTCTATACAAGGAGGCTAACTAATGCCAGTATTTAACTTTGACCTAATGGTCACTATCGAAGCAGATGACTTTGAGTCTGCACTATCATGGCTAAAGGCTATGCCATTGGAACGACATGACTTTGAGGTCATTGACTATAACGAATTGGAGATTGCATAAATGAAAAGTAATAACGAAATAATTGCAGAGATAAATGCTCTTGCTAAAACACACTATGATGACATGGCACTTGCGTGGTCATGGGGTTGTGCAACAGCACTGCTCACAACACAACAATTAGATTTAATTCTTGGAATACTAAAAGAAAAAGAAAGTGAGATGTTAGAACAATGAAAACACTTCAAGAAAAATTAGATGCCGTTGCGTTAGAGTTAGAGCCAGTACTTTGGGAATTACTAAATGAAATTGAGGAAAACTAATGTTAGTTATTCTAATCGCAATTACTTGTTTTGCTTTTGTTATTGCAATTCATAGTTAATAAAAAAAGATCGCAGACTAAATACCTGCGATTTTTTACCTAGGCGATCTACCTAGCGTGTCGTCCACAGGGGTGTGGATAACCTATGTGTTTAAGGTCACACTATTTATCCCCCCATTTACGGCGTGTCGATTTGCTTTTGTGAGATTTTTTTGCTATACTTGCAGTATAACAATTAAATAAGATAAATAAGCAATGAGCCTTAGCAAATAAGTGTGACGAGTATCACAGTGAGCCTAAGCGAATAAGTGCCCAATTTGTCAGCCCCCCATGATAGGATAGTCTTATCAATTAAAGAAAGGAAGTCAATAAATGACTTACACTATAACACTCGAAACCTTTAGCGGTTCGACTAAGAAAATCAATCTCGCCTCTCGCGGTGCGGTTGCTCAATTTATCTCAACATACCCAACACAATTGCCTGTCGGTGTATCTGTCAAGGTTGCTTGCGACTCTCTTGGTATTCGTGGCACTCTTAGAGGCAAGGCGGTCTTATAGTGCAAATCTTTCTATGCGACTCATGCAATACCCTTGCAATTTTGTCAGTGGTAGGCGATACAATTAAATTAACAAAATGCTCATGTCAAACAAACTAAGAATAGGAAATAAAAAACAATGGTAAACATCGAACACAATCTAAAATTCGTAACAGAAGTAGACGAAACTCATCCAATCGGTGCACGACTCTTGGCACTTGATGAGTCGGTCCGTATTGCAATGCTTGAGGGAATGCTAAAGGAATTGTTAGCGCCTGCACTAAAGCCTGCACTTGATGAAATAAATGCGGGTGGGTCCTATGCAATTCTAAAGGTGGCCGAATAATGAAAGAGTGTAAAGTAATAAATTGCAATTCTACCGAATTGGTCTATTCTGGAACAGACGCTTTCATGCTTGGTGGAATTCCTACTGAGACTTATTGCTATTCATGCGCTAATGCATACAATCAAATTTCACACTATGTAGAAAAATTGGTGAGCCTATAATGATGACTCGTAAAGACTACATCGAAACTGCAAAAATTCTAAATAAGTTTTCGGATAGTATCGACTCTCACGATTTCGATAATTTAATTTTTGAATTTAGCGAATGGTTTGCTTCAGATAATCCAAGATTTGATGAACAAAAATTCTATGATGCTTGCGTTGACGATGCAAAATTTCTTGCAACTCTAAAATAAAAAACAAAATCCTGAGCACGATTTAAAACTGCTCAAATTTTTCCTAGGCGATCTAGGCCGTTTTCCACAGGTCAGACCAAGTTATCCACAGGTCATTTAAGATGTGAGATTTATCACACCCAAAACCTGTCCACATTTTGAGATTTTAAGATTTTAATTTGATAAATGTCAGACCCCCATGATAGGATTACATAGTAATAAAGTAAATAAACAAACGAAAGAGGTTGCTCATGTCAGCAAATGTCTATACAATAGAAAACCTACTTGTAGGAAAAACTTATAAGTCCCGCACACTTACGGGAGAAATTATCTCAGCAGAAAAGTCTGATGTATGGTATGCCGATTGCGAAAGTTATCGTGTTCAGGTTCGCCCTCACTACTCAGCACCACTTAACTTAAAAGATACATACCGCATACTTGCAGTAAAGATTGGAGACTAATAAAATGAATACATGGGATTGCATGGATTGCTACGATGAAGGCGTACTCTTTTGGGGTAGCACTAATGGCGAATACGATACAGATTTTTGTGAGTGCAACAAGGGCGTTACACTTTACAACGAATACACCGCATGGTATGCTAAGAACGAATTAAACGAATACACATTGGAGAACGCATAATGAACGAATACCTATACTCAATAACAGTAACCTATGACTCAGCCCCTAAGCCTCATTGGGTTGGTCGATACTCAGATGCTTTAACTGCCGTGCAAGCATACCTAAAATTTACTGATGTCGGCTTTGCTAACGAATACTCAACAATTAATTTATCAGAGCCGTCAGGCAAGATGCACACAAAAGTAATTGACCGCATGGGAAAGGTAACAACACGATAATGGGAAGCGTAACAGCGTTAGGAATACAAGACTCAGTGCTTGACTTAGAAACTCAGATTGCTTATCACTTACAGGGTAATCACTACCCACCCGTACCACTAAGCATGGTTCAGCCTTGCATTGATGCTATTGATGCATACTATGATAATGATGCTATGCGATTTATTGCTATGCCAGAAGGAGTATTCTATAAGGGCATGAGTCATGCACCAGCATGGGCAGTAATTGAGCAACACCATTTAGATTTTTGGTTGCCACAAGATGAAGATGATTTTTATGGCGCAGAAGATAACGGATACGAATTAGGATTGGGGTTAGAATAATGTCTGATACAATGGTAAGCATGGAATTGATACACGCTGATAATCTAACGGCAGATCAAATCATGATTGGTGATTTAATCAAGATTGATAATGACATTGTTGAAGTTATTTTTATTGAAAGTGATTCAACAGGTGATAACTATGACATACAAACGCAAAACGAGTTTGGTGAAAAAGAAGTTACACAGTATGCATACAATGATGTAATTGCGTTGTATGTTTTTACTGAAGAAGAATAGTAAAAGTATTTTTATGCACTTCCCCGCATAAAAATGCCTAGGCAATTTACCTAGCGTGTCTCTGTGTGAGATTGATCACTTTACGTAGCATTTGACATTTTTCCCCAAGTCTGCTAAGATTAATTTATGAAAAAGAATAAAGAGGAATTACGCAGGCTTATGGAACTACGCCGTAGCAATGCAGCCTCTGCCGTACCTAATAAAAAGAAATACAATAGAAAAAAATGTCAGTCCCTTATGTTAGAATTAAAGAAAGAAAGAGGCCCTCATGAGTAAATTACTAAGATCTAAAGATAGAAAGGTGGCTAACCTTGTCACACCCAACGGAAAGCAAGCAAGCATTGCCAATACATTCGGATTACCCGCAGGAAAGGCTTATTCATGTCCTGGCGCAACGACTGTCTGCGAGAGTGTTTGCTACGCAGGCAAATTGGAAAAGGTCTTTCCAACAGTAAAGAAAAACCTATTGCACAATTGGTCATTGCTTAAAGACGCAGACGGCGAAACCATGGTTCGTCTACTTAATGAAATGATCACAGAATTCAAAAGTGATTGTGTAAAGCGTAATGCCCCTATGCTATTCCGTATCCACTGGGACGGAGACTTCTTCAATGATACTTATGCATATGCATGGAAAATAGTTATTGATAAGCATGAGGATGTTCAATTTTGGGTATACACTCGTGTGAAGAGCGCTGCACTTATTCTAAAGGACATTGCTAATCTTAGTTTATATTTTTCTGCAGATAGCGAGAATGTTAAAACTGCCGTTGATCTAAAAATTAATAGCGGTGTTCGCATGGCATACCTTGCTAAGAATTTTGCTATTGGTCAAGCAGATGTAAAAGAAATGATTGGTCGTCCTGCTGCTAAGTGCCCTGAGAATAATAAACAAATTCCACTTATCTCATCTGCTGGCTCGGCTTGCGTTTCTTGCTCACTTTGTGTATACTCTAAGAGTGACATAATTTTTTCTGCAACTAAGAAATGAGATGCAATGGGTGAAGTAATTATTTTATTTTTAACTGCAATATTTTTATTTGTTATGTTTTCGGCACCGTTGTGAAATGGAGCGCCTAGGGGCAAAACTTTTGATTTGTCAAGTTTAGACACGCCTTTAAGATGTGATTAAGGTCACACCCAAAAACCCTTGCAGGATTTGAGATTTATGAGATTTTTTGCTATACTTATTACATAACAGAATAACAATTCCACATAGTGAGATTATTCAGGTATCAACTTGATAAATGTCAGTAGGAAATGTTATACTTAATACATACAACAACAAAGGAGAAAAAATGTCAGTAGCAACAGCAACATACAAGGTAGGCGACCTCTACACAACTCAGAAGTCAAAGGTCACAGGCACAATCGTAGCAATCGAACCACAGGCTAACGGAAATGTTCGTGTTAAGTTAGATGTAAATGGCTCACACCGATACACAACTTGGACGGCTAAGTAATCTAATTAGTAATTCCTGAGCATGAATACAAACTGCTCAACCCAACCCCCTAATAGTAAAGGAACAGACCCACATGGCAAGAGGAAAAGCAATCTCAGTAAAAATCGCAACACCTAAAATCATCAAAGCACTTGAGGCTAAGTTAGTAGAACTTAACACTAACTATGCTAATCAAGAAGCAAACGAAGCAAAATACACAAAGTCAAGAGAAAAGTGGCAGAAGGAACTTACTGCCTATGCCGTTTCTAACATCAAGAAGGCAGAGAACTTTCGTACCAACTATCGTTCTTGGAACAACACTCTCAACATTGACTTTGACCTAACAGTTTCACCAACAGACCTCCCAACAGAGCCTGAGCGTGACTTTGAGCAAATGGGTTCTCATACATACAAGGAAATGAAGCAAGAAATTGAGAACGCAATTCGTATCCTAAAGATGACAGATGAGGAAACAGTTTCCACATCAACCTATCAAGCGGTATCTCGTTATCTCTAATTAAATAATCCTCCTAAGCATGAGGCTAAACTGCTTAACCCTCTCCCCTGCGTTTCACGCTATGGTTAGCAAGGATCCCCTGGGGTAGTGGGCTAAATTTGTCAGTGGTACCCAGTACAATTAAATTAATCAACCAAACAGAAAGAGGGCCCCCATGGACCAACCAGTAATAGACAATCACTACATGACACGAGAGTTTTTAGAAACTACTCTTGTTCAAAACAAAGCACGTATTGATGAATTAGAAAAGCACATCCAAACAGTAACTCAGCGCTCATACGGCGAGGCTGCAGAGCGCAACCGTATGCGTAACGAAATGCAAGAGTGGACCTTGGAAGCATTAGAGAATGCAAACATTAATGAATCAGATGCAGAAGAGATTGCAAGCATTTGCGGCTTTGAACTAACAAAAGAATTTGAATTAGAAGTTACAGTTCAATATTCAATTACAGTCAATGCACGAGATGAAGAGAGTGCACAGAATGCAATTCATGATATCGATTTTGATTCTGTATCATATGGTGAAGAAATTCAATATCTGTCATCCAGCGTTGACAGAATAGATATTTAGTAGGGGGCTACTAATAATAACCTGAGCATGTTTTAAAACTGCTCCTCATTCCCCAAAAATTTCCTAGGGGGCAAAAGTTATCCACAGGTTATCCACATGACCAACATCACATGTGTTTACGATCACATTAAAAAAATGTCCGAATTGTCCTTGTCTAACTATCCCGATTTGCATTTGTCAGACCGCCCGTGTATACTTAAATTATCAACAACAACAAAGGAGAAAACTCATGGCACATGAACTCGAAACACAAAATGGCGTAGCAAGTTTTGCATCATTTCGTGAACCCGCTTGGCATGGATTGGGTACCGTATTTACAGAAGAAAAAACAACAAGCGAAATGCTTGCTGCTGCCAATCTAAATAATTGGAATGTTCGTCTGGAAGATTTGGAAACCCCTACACATCTCACAAGCGACAAGGCATACCAGTATGTTTTGCGTACTAACCCTACTGATAACACACAGACCGACATTCTTGGTGTCGTTGGTGAGCGTTATCATGTTATGCAGAATGAAGATTTATTCTCATTCGGTGATAACATTCTTGATGGTGGTGGTCGTTGGGAGACGGCTGGCTCAATCAAGGGTGGTCGTGTCGTATTCGGTGCGTTAGCATTAGAGCGTGAAACAATTCTTGACCCTAACGGTGTTGCAGATAAGGTAAAGACTTATTTACTTATCAACACATCACATGACGGCTCAATCGCTATTCAAGCAAGCATCACACCTGTTCGTGTTGTGTGCGCTAACACTCTTAACCTTG